AAAACAAATTAAGGGAAGACAAATCAGGAAGTAGAAGAACAAGTAAAATGGTCTCAGTAGTTGGCACAGATTACTTATCTGCCAAAATCCTTGAGTCAAATTTTATGGACCACTGGGGAAGGAACTATGCCCCTACCGAATGGAAGAAGAAAATTAAGGTCCTATACGATAATATGCCAAAGAGAGAGCGTGGGATAATCGAGAAGTATAGAGCTGAGGCACTAAGTTATGTCCTCAGGGAGAAAGATGCTTCAATTGAGAAAGGTGTGCCTGTTAGACTTGATCCACCTAAGAAAATCTGGGGCAACTTCCAGATCTGGACTTTTACAATAGATTATATGAAGACTCATGTGTTCGGATTGAAAAGGATGACTCCGAGATCCGCAGAGATCCTTGGTGAGATCCAGGCTTCACTAACGTTCTCCAAGCTCAGATCTGTAAATGACGGCACTTGTCATAAGTTTTCATCACGGACATTCACTGACCACGACAGTAGGAAGTTCATTGCCAGGATGATTGAGGCGCATGAAATTTTGAAGGATCTTTATGACCAGTCAAGATCGGCATTTTCGAGAGAGGTGAATTCTATTTGTCGGAGTGAAGAGCCTTGCAAACACAAAACTCGCTTATCTGTGGCTTATGGGGACATGCTTGCATTTACCATTATGGACACATTCCATGTCTCGATGGGTGAGAAGGATTACATGTTCTCAGGGATGCATTTTGAGCGGTTAATTGAGCTCTTCCATTCTTTGACAAATCTTATGACTGGCTTAGGTGAAATCAACCTGAAAGGTACTCCTGAAGAGTTTCTTTCAGAGTTCTTGTCCTTAATCGGCCGGATGGTTCAAGAATCTCCAGAGGCAATCGGGGAATGGATAAAGGCGGCAAGGAATATCTTAGTCGCTAGGATGGCTGTCGATGATGTTCTAGACTCCAATCCTGCCAAGTCACTTGCAGCTACGTATTCATTGGAAAAGAGGGAATGGGCACTTGAGATAATATCAGTCTTGAAGAGCTATGTTTACTCAGATAAGGATGCAGCAAATGTTGCCAATGTTTACAAGTGTATTCCTCATCCTGATGCAAACATGTCTGAAATGTGGGAATCAATAGCAGGGTTGAAAGAGCCTAATAGAATTGATCCAAAACAAATATCTAGATTCAGAGGCACTACAAGGAGGACTTTATATAGGTCTCTGATGTCTGCAAAGCATGATGTTCGACTAAAAGAGAAGTCAGATTTTGGTGACACCCTCAGAAGAGCTGCAAATGCTACCCAGGTGAAAATATCACAAGTTGCTGGTATGTCATCATTGGCTTGGGATGAAGTCACATTTCTGCCAGTCCGGACTCTGACCCCTCCATCTTCAATGAAAGTCCCACCTTCAGACAAGTCGTCTCAGATGGCTGCTGAGGTATCAGCTACTGACTTCACAAACTTAAGAGAGTGGGCGATGGGTTCAGATGATGAATTAGTTATGAAGAGTAGGGATAAGTTCAGACCAGTAAATGACGTAGTATCAGAACTGACAGGGTGTTCGGAACTATCAACACCAAGATCAATCAGGCGATTTGAGAAGGTTATAAGAATTCATGAAGCTTTTGAGTCAAAGTTTAGGGGCGTTGAGATAGAGGACATACCACAGGAAGACTTTGAACGCTTCATAATGGATAACCCAGAGGCTTCTTACATTGTCGGGACTGAACCAAAGGCTGGTGAGTTCCACAAGAAGATTACAAGACTATTCTACATGGCTGAGCAAAACCTTAAGACAATAACACAGATCTCTGAGAGGCTTGCAAGACAAGTGTCTAGGTCGCAAACTGGTGTCTCTATAACAAAGTCCTACACAGCAAGACGCAAAGATCTGGAACAGTTCTGTGAGTCCATGACTGGCCCGACAGCGAATAAAGTAGCAATGTTTGTCTCCTTTGACATGTCTGAATTTTCTAAGAAGTTCCCCATGCGTCTAATAAGAGAGTATGGGGCGATCCTTGCTGAGCTAACAGGAGAGGAATGGCTGAAGAGACTGGACCTGGTCTTTCGTGCATCAATTGTTATCCATAATACTAGGAACTACGGTTCTTACCTGGCAGGGGTCAAAGGAGGTTTTGAAGGGTTCCTAAACTTCATATGGTCATCGATCCATGCAATCATCATGGAGATAGCCCTTGAAGCAACAGGATTATCTGGCCATCTCCTCACTTTCTCAGATGATGGCCTCCTCATGTTCATATTCCCTGAGCATCTAGGGGGTAAGATGTTAAGGCAGAAGATAGAGAGTATAAAGGGAATATACCTTTCTCTAGGGCTCAATTTCCACCTTTCCAAAACCCTTGTGTCCACTTGTGTGTGGGAGTATCTTGGAGACATCTGTGTAGACAATAAAATCCTACCCATGTGGTTCAAGGAGCTTAGCAGGGTAGGGCTTTATGATATGACTAAGGGAGTTAACACCTTGCACACAATAGTCTCAGCAACGATAGGACAGGCAAGATCACTGGCCAGGGCTGGGTGCACTGCAGAAACTGCTTATATCTTGATGCACCTTTACACTCTGAAGCGTCTAAGGCGTATGAACGT